TACTCCAGTTTATGGTGTCGTTAGCCATCATGATAGTGCTGATCTTCATTCTTTCTGTTAGGTCTTCTTCTAGGTTGTCCAGCTTCTTTGCAAAGTTTGGGTTCAGTGTAATTTTCATTATTCCGAAACCTCACAGCTATACAGTATAGGGATGCCAGCGGAGTAGTGTGTCGTAACTAGCTTAATGTAAACTGCGTCACCTAAACCAGAAATGTAATCACCATCATCAGGCTCAACAGGAAGGCCAAGGGCAGGTATAACAACCTTCTTTACGCCCCTAACAATGTCAGTACCTGCAGCGGGACCAACGACAGCATCGTACATGTAAGCAGTGATTTCGTAGGTGTCCTCTGCACTACCTACTAACGAACCAGTGGCAGGGTCATATGTTCCCTCAGAAACCTTGTGCAGGGTTAGTGTGGAACCATGCCGTTGCACAAGCCGTAGTAAGTTGTAAGCGTTCATGGCCTATCCTATTCGTAATCGTAATACTGGTCGTCAATCTTGAATTGGTCTTTGCTAAAGGCTGGTTTTACACGGTCTGTGTTAGAACGAACAACATCCACACGGGATCTGCTAAGACCACCAGCCACGACACCAATCTGTGCGCCTGTCTTCTGCGCTTGGTACTCAAGTGCCTCTGCTAGTTCAAGATAGTGACCTTGAAGCTGGCTAGACTTTTCACTGATAGCACCGTTAATGTCTACGTCAACGTTACGGGAATACTTTGCTGCAATGGTGCGACATAGGAATGCGCCAGCATAGTATGTGTTATTGTTTGCTTGGACCATTGCGAAAGCAATTTCTTCGTCCTGAACCTGTTGGTCGCTTTCATCAGTGTCACCGATAAGGAACCGCACAGCATTCAAACGACCAAGTGGGTCAGTCGTGTTTAGGTTTCTTTCATCATAGGACCAAGCCATTTACTATACCTCTAATTCGCCATATGTTCGCCGCCAAGAACGAATAAGACCTCGCTGCTTATCAAGTATCTTGGACTTCTTACACTTCTTGCGTTCAAATTCTGTCTGACTGCTTGTCTTTGCTTTTACCTTGTCATTGATACTATCGACAAGGGCGTGTAGGCCAGCAACATCAAGTGCCTCAAGGCCATCACCAACTTTCAAATTAGAAGCCAGTTCGTCGTTATGATAAAGGTAGTCAATGCCATACAGCGAGATAACTTTACCTTCATCAATCCCCATTTCTTTCCAAGGGAAGTGTTCTTGTGTTTTCCAGTTTCGTCCTTGTGCGTTGAACTCTACTTTTACAAAGACAGGTCGATCAATCTGGAAGGGTAGCTTTTGCATGTCGGGGTCCTCTCATGTGTAAAGTGGGGACCGAAGCCCCCACCTATGTAATAGCTTACGCTACGACAGATTCGAACAAGTAGCCCAAGTCTTCGCCTGTGACTTTCATGTCATAAGCCATTTTAACTTGGATGTGTTCTGCAACTTGCTGACGCTTCAGAGCATCGTCTGAGAATGATTCTACAGTGATACCCATGTTGTTTACGCCTTGCAGGTTGTTCCATGCGAAGGTCAAACCAGCGGCAGGTGTCATCAGACCAGCGTTACGTGGGCCGTGTACCAACAGAGCATGTTTGCCACCGATGAAGGAGTTAGATTCTGCAACACCCTCAACCGAGTCGTTCTTGACTGCTTCCATGACGTAGAAGTTTTCTACTTCGAAGATTTCAGCCAGCTTCGCATCAGTAATCAATGCTGTGTTTGAAGTGGTTGCGCCACCGTTCAAACGTGCCAAGATGTCTGGGTGGTTGACCAAGATGTCACGAACTTCTTTACCAACAACCATTGTGTTTGGTTTGAAGCCACCAGATTTCAACTGCATAGTGCGGCGAGCATTGGTAACGTCTTTGATTGGTGTTGAGTTTGCGTAGTCAGACCACAAGTTAGTTGGTGTGCTGTCTGTACCCCAGATACCCGCTGAGAAGAAGTTTGTAGCAAACTGTTCTTCACGGTGGATCAACAGACGGTTGACCAAAGTTGTTGCGCCAGCGGAACGAATGTCCAAAGCTGTGTCTTCGTTTGCCAGAGTTTGCTGGTCGAAGTCCATGCCCAGACCGTAAACGTTTGTATAGTAAGAATCAGTCGAGATCGACAAACCGATACGGTTTACTTCAGTGCGTGGGGCCAAAGCCTTAACGTCACCTGTGCGGTTCATGTTGTCGCGGTCATAGATGTAGAATTTGTCAGACTGACGATCTACACCAACGACAGGGAAAACTTTGTCTGCGATGAAAGCAGATTGGTCCTGAACATGTGCGATGGTCAGGTTAGTTAGCGGCTGGTCGATATGAACCGCTGATGGTGTCAACATAGGCATTATATTATTCCTTTCCTATAGCAGTTTACGCCGCAGCGTTACCGCCTTGAATTAGTTCGATAGCGAAGATTTGACCGTCTACTGCGTCTTCCAGAGCATAGCCCATTACGATGTTGCCAGTAGTTGCGGTTACTGCTTCACCTGCAGCGTTAGTGGCGATTTGGTCACCCGCTGTTACAGCGTCACCAGCTTCGACAGTTACTTTACCTGTCATGCAGACTGTTGCGGCTGCACCTGCTACTGGTTGGTTCAACAGAACGCCAATGCAGTTTTCACCTGCAGCGTCAGCCAAATCAACTTGACCGTCTGCTTCTAGTGTTACGAATTTGAATTGCGCAGCGGATAGATCCTCACCTGCGATGAATGTGCGATTGTCGCGGCTTTGCATTACAGCCATAATTATTCCCCTTTATAGGTTTTGTTGATGAGTGACTTGCCTTCGTCAGTCTTGGCGACTGCAGCGTAGGCTTTTGAGTACTCAGATTTCTTCATGTTGTGGTTGTCCATGTGGGACTTAACCATTGCATCCAGCGCATCCGCTGCAGAGGCGAACTCACCGTCTACATCAGACTTACCAACTTCTTCCATCTTACCTGCAAATACAGCATCGGCAGCTTTCAAGACGGTCATTACAGCCTCGTTGTCGGCATGTTTAGCGACAAGGGACTTAGCTACATCCACGTCAAAGTGTGGCAACGCTTCTTCTGCACGTTTGGTCAGTTCTGCGTCTGCTTTGGCAACCTCGGCTTCCTCTAGGGCTTTCAAGATTACTGCAGGGATGTCAGCTTTGTTTACTTGCTCACCCGCATACTCTAGGTACTCAGGTTCAGCTTTCTTTTCGATTGTGTCGGCTTTAATAACGTAGCCATCTTCAATCAAAGACTTGCGAAGACGCTCGTTCTCAGCTTTCAGTGTTTCGATCTCGGCATCACGTGGGTCGGCTTCGTCAGCTTTCTCAGCTACTTCCTCGACAACAACTTCTTCTGCCTTCTCGGTTTCTTCTACAGGCTCGTCGGCTTTTTCTGCCGCTTCTTCTTCCATGCCCATAGCCTTCATCGCTTCTTCGCGTGAACAGCCTTTTTCTTCCATGTAGGCTTTGACTTTATCTTCGTCGTAGCCCATCTTTTCTAGTGTTTCAGTCATATCATCTCCGTTGGAGTTATCACGCTTGAACAAGGAAACCATCGCCTGTGCATTGGCTGGACGGTCCACTAAGGACAATTCGTCCAGTTCAAGCTGTTTCAAAAGGTTAGCCATTATAGTCTTCCTTTATTGCTCTGCCGCCAATGCTAAAGGCAGCTAGTTCACCAGATTTGACCTTAGCCCAAACTTCATCGTTATAAACTTTGAAGGCTACAATCCAACCCTCACGGTCGCTCTGGATGCCGAGGCTTTCACCAATCTCCTTAGTGATAGGCATGGAGTGAATAACCGCCCCAATTTGATCGCCTCTGTGCATTTCTTTACCTACACGAACATGCTCCATAAACTTGTTTACGGCACGTACTAGCGTGTCAGGTTCAATTACATCGCCTTGGCGGTCAACTACAGGTTCACCCTTTTCGGTTACTACTGAGGCCCAGCCATAGACCATGCGTTGTTCTTCGTCGGCCTTTAGGATCTGGCCTGTGATGTCTTTAGTCATGCTACCCACGGTACTGCTACTCCACATACGGCACGACCAATAACGTGCGCTTGTTTTATCTGTTGCTGTGTCGCAAGAATGTCGGCTACGAAAGTTTGCCCGTGCCTTTGGATCGTCACGACGAATTTCCATGTTAGGGTCACCGAAAGTAACCTTCACTGTCTTGTCGCCATCCTTGACATACACACCGAATTTCTTACTTGACCCTTTAGGTAAGCGGAAAGGTTTGTTTAACGGCTTGTCAGCTTTGTTGATGTCTTCTTCGCTAGGCAGGTTGTCCCAATCCATTAGTCCAGATCCTCCTGAATAATGATTGTGAAGTAACCGTTGTTAGGGAAGGTTTCTACCGTAAGGTCACCGTAAGTGATTTCAATCTCGCCATAGTAAGTACCTGCGTCTGAGGTATCACCAGCTTGCCAAGCATACTCAACACGACCATTAGCTGGATCAGTGATGTCTGCAGATGCTTGTACTGTTAGGCTAGTTGCACCATACTTCTTCATGTGAAGTTTAGCAGATGCACCTGCTAGGTTTACTACGTTACCGTAGGCGTTTTCCAGTGTCACAACCAGCTTGGGTGACGTGTCATTAGTTTTAATTCTAAAAGCCATTAGCCTATTTTCACCCTGTTAGTGGTTCTTATGTTTGCAGTGTTACCACCCTTGATTGTCGTCTTTGTGCCAATGCGGAATGTCTCGACATTAACCTCACGTGCAAAGGCTGGGTCCCAGAATGGTGGTGGTAAAATGTATGCTTCACCAAGTAACTCTGGTGTATCAAAGTTGTGGTCCTGTAAGAAGTTTGTTCTGTCAACGACAGGCTCACGTGCAGTCGTCGGCCCCTCTGGTGCAAGATTATGACCTTGGGTAATGACTGGGATTGGAACAACAACACTGTCTGTATCTAAGTCGCCAGTATCGAAGGTTTCATCTTCGTACATAAACGTCGATGGAACAGATGGTGTTGCATTTATGTTGACCGCACCCAGAGTTTCCTCTTCGTACATTGTTGCGTCAGGAACTAGGACAGGCCCAATGAAAATGACAGTCGCTAAGTTGTGTCCCTGAGTAAAGTCTGCAGAGGATGTGCTTGGGTTGTTGATAACTGGTTCACGGGCAGATAGAGTTTCCTCTTCGTACATTGTGGCAGAAGGAACAATAGCTTGCGCTTCTAAGTTATCTGTCTCGAAGGTCTGATCTTGATTGAACAGTGGTGAACCGTTTACTGGTTGTGCAGTGTCTAGTGTGCCTGTATCGAATGTCTCTTCTTCGTACATGGTGGCATCTGGAACATCGACACTACCCGTAGCCAACTCAAGTGTGTAAACCTTGTGGTCTTGATAGATCCTATCTGAACCAAGTGTTGGTGAACCACTATCTATGCCTACACCACCAAGTGTCTCACGTTCTTGCATTGTCGCATCTGGTACGACAGAATTTGCAGTGTCTAGGTTGACAGGCTCAAACGTCTGGTCTTGGTTGAATATCGGTTGGCCCACGAT